ACAATTTTGTTAGCGGTGCTAGATCTATTGCTGGCTCTGTAGCCGGTACATTGGGTACTATCGGGAATACGGTAAACACATTAAAAACGGAAGGGTTTGGCGCGGCATTACGTAGCGTTAATTTACTCCCGGGCGGAGAAACAGGCGCAAAAAGTAATCCAGCATCTGCAATTTTTAGTTCATCTGCAAGTAGAGATTGGAGAGTGCGTTTAAGCCTCCCAACTAACCCAGCATATAAATCTAGTTCTATTATGCGTCCGTTGATAGAAACCAATGGTATGGTGTTTCCTTTTACGCCCTCAATACAGATGCAACATACGGCAAACTACCAGCCAATGACACCTGTACACAATAATTATCCTTTCTTGTCTTATGAAAACAGCAAAGTTGATGCAATGACAATTACAGGACAGTTTTTCTGCGAAGATGCTGTGGAAGCCGCATACTGGATTGCCGCAGTACATTATCTAAAATCAGTAACAAAGATGGCATTCGGTTCTGACACAAATGCAGGAGCACCTCCTCCAGTATTAAAACTTAACGGATACGGAGATTATGTATTCAAAGATGTGCCTGTGGTAGTTACAAACTTTTCAATAGAATTACCTAATGATTGTGATTATATTTCTACAGGACTATCTGCCGGCGCACCTAGTGCAGGTGTAGTATCAAAGGCAGCATCTTTAGTTGGAATTAACATTCCAGGATCCAGCGTAGGACAAGGTGTCGCGTGGGCACCAGTTAAAAGTACAATTACAGTTACAGTACAGCCATTGTACAGTAGAGAACAAGTTAGAAACTTTAGCCTTGATAAGTTTATCAAAGGAGACTATGTACTTGGTTCAGGTAACAATAAATCAGGATTCATTTAATGGTAACGTATAACAATAAAAGCCCGTGGTTTAAAACACAAGAACTTCCAGGATTTCTTGCACCTATCAATGTGCGCCCAGTTAGTGCAGAGCCAGACGATTGGGTTTATACAATTGAACCGCAGTACAATCACAGACCTGATTTATTAGCATATGACTTGTATGGCTCTACTAAATTATGGTGGGTGTTCATGCAACGTAATATGGACACTATAAAAGATCCAATTTTTGATTTTAGATCTGGAGTAAAAATTTACATTCCTAAAAAATCTAGTTTATTCGATGTGTTAGGATTATAATATGCCTTTAACAGACAGTATCGGTATTAAACGAAATGTACTGGAAAAATTTTCTTCCTATAACAGCATTTTTACAATTAGTGCTTTAACTAGTGAACAAATAAATTTTCCAGAATCATCTACAAGTTATAAAAATAATCAACTAGGACAGATTATTTTACGTAGCGGTGCAGGCAGACCCGACAACAGAGTTATGACTGCATATACTTCAGCGGCAAACCCAACAGGAAAATACGACTTTTATATTGACAACATTGAAATAGGTAGTTTAATAACCTACGATAAAAGAACTAAAGGAACAAACTCTACAAATATAAGTTTTGAAATATTTGAACCTTATAGTTTAGGAATGTTTTTACAGACATTACAATTAGCCGCCGCCGCACAATCGGATCAAGGTATGATGGTTAACTATACAGAAATGCCTTTTTTGTTAACCATAGAATTTATTGGCTATGACAGCGCAGGAAATATTATTCCTGTAGACGACGTTTTAAATCGACACATTCCTTTTACTTGGGGACAGATAGAAATGGATATTTCTGCCTCTGGTTGTCGATATAAATGCACAGCCATTCCTTACAACGAATCTGCACTGTCAGACGAAGTAAACACATTAAAATCAGATATAAAAATCAGCGGCACAACAGTTCAGGAAATATTACAGTCGGGTACTAATAGTCTGCAAAGATGGGCCAATGAGCGTACAAAAGAAATGGCCAAACAAGGAAGTGAAACAGGCAAAGAAGAATATGTTCCAGACGAAATTGTTATAATCTTTCCTAAAGACGGCGCACAGATATCATCTACAGAAATTCAAGATGATGCTGGACAATCAGCAACAGTTAATCCATCGTCGGAATCAAAAGATAAAAAAGTTCAAGAAAAATTAACATTAAACAAAAGTAGTAACTCTGTGGGCGGCACAGCAGGATCTGTAAAAATGCTCGTGCAGAATTCAGAATCTTTAAACGATATAGGTAAATCAAAAATGGGATTTGACCTAGACACTGGCGGAGACAGTCAATTAAAACCTAAAGATCAAATACAAAAAGACCCAGACAAGCCTAACTCTAGAAAAGACAACGTCTACGATCCTAAGGATAAAGTTTTTAAATTTGGCCAAGGCACAACAATAGTTAATGCTATTACAGAAGTATTGTTGATGAGCGAATTTTGTAAAACAAACACAACGGCGCCTTCAGACAAAATGGGATTTAAAAAATGGTTTAGAATTGAAACACAGGTATTCAATTTAAAGCCACAGCCTGGAAACAATAACAGGGCAAAGATTCCTAAACTTTATGTTTTTAAAATTGTTGAATATCTTGTACACGAGCACAGATTTAAACCTCCAGGCGCACAGCCACAGGGTTACGATGAATTAAAAAAGAATGCAGTTAAAGAATACAATTACATTTACACTGGCAAAAACGTAGATATTCTTACTTTTAATATTCAATTAAAAGCAGGATTGTTTACAACGGCTTATGCAGATAAAAACGCACTATCCGGCGCGGTGTACCCGCAAATTAATGGCCAAGGCGTAGGTTCCGCAGGACAACCGACCAACGACGAAGCAAACAAAAATGCTGTTGAAAAAGGTGCTCCAGTTGTTCCTGTAGGCGAAACATTTAGAAGATATAAAAATGCTGGTGGCGGTCCAAACGATGACTATCGTAGTTTAGTTGCTAAAAACTTTTACGAAGCATTACTAAACAGTCAAGCAGATTTAATGACAGCAGACATAGAAATACTAGGAGACCCTTACTATATTGCCGATAGTGGTATGGGAAATTTCAGTGACATTCCTGCAAACTTTAATGAAACATCCAGTGGCGCAATGAATTATCAAAGTGGCGAAGTCGATGTTATCGTTAATTTTAGAACACCATCGGATTATAATTCTATCACCGGAAACATGGACTTTATGTCTGGTGTTCAAAATGCAGGATTTAGTGGGTTGTATAATGTTCAAGAAGTTACAAACGTCTTTAAAGGCGGAAAATTTACACAAACATTAAAAGCAATACGCAGACCAATACAAGAACCAGTTAAAGAAGCACCGGCTGAAACTAAACAAGATGTTAAAAAACAAGAAGTTCCTGTAGCAGAACAAGCAACAAACAAACCTGAACCTCCAAAACAACAAACGTTTGCACAGGCATTTGCATCTGCAAGAAAGAGTGCAGGAAATAGCGGCGGCAGATTTACTTGGACAGATCCTAAGACAGGTAATACTGGAGTTTATCATACTGGATATAAAGGTGAAAATGTATTACCGCCTAACACAGACGAAGGTAAATCATTAACACAACGTCCAGGAGAAACTGCTAAGAAGTCAATCGATTCTGTTTCTAAAGGATCGAGAGAAAGTCAAGTTGAATACACTAATACAGGAATACCAATTCCAGGAAGACCAAGAGGCGGCGCATAATGTCTAATGAAAATAATAGAAGTAATGAAGTAAGCGGTGGAAGAGTTGATCCAGGCCCTCACTTGGCAAGAGTAGTTAGAAATGAAGATAACAAATATATGGGCACACTCCATGTACAGTTATTGCGTGATGTTGGTAATATACCAAACAGTGAAGGTAGCACATATCCTGTACAGTATCTAAGTCCATTTTATGGTGTTACTAGTTTAGAGCATGTGGGAAAAAATAATACCTATGACGACACACAAAAAAGTTACGGTATGTGGATGGTGCCGCCAACTGAAGGAGGAATAGTTGTTGTTATTTTTATTGAAGGCGATACTAGCAAAGGTTTCTGGCTAGGCTGTGTTCAGGATGAATACATGAATTTTATGATTCCTGGAATTGCCGCAACGGAATTGAATACAAAAATTCCTCCAGCAAAAGAACCTGTAGCAGAATACAATAAAAAACTTAATACAGGAAATCAACCTGATGCTACACAAATTAAAAAACCTGTACATCCGTTTACAGGAGTATTAAGCACACAAGGTTTACTAACAGATGAAATTAGAGGCATAACAACTAGCTCTGCTCGCAGAGAAAGCCCAAGTAATGTATTTGGTATTAGTACCCCAGGGCCTGTAGATAGATTATCTGGACAGGCACGCGGTACAGTTGGAACAAAAGAAAATCCTGTTAAAGGAGCCTTTGTTAGTCGTTTAGGCGGCACAACTTTAGTAATGGATGACGGCGATGAAAATTATCTACGAACAGGACATGCTTCAGAAACTGCTTCTAATTATGTGTCTGTAGATGACAAAGGCGGCAGCAAAGATATACCTCACAATGAATTATTTCGTATTAGGACAAGAACTGGACATCAGATTCTTTTACACAATAGTGAAGATTTAATTTACATAGGTAATGCTCGAGGTACTACTTGGATCGAATTGACTAGCAACGGAAAGATAGATATTTTTGCCGAAGACAGCATTAGTATCCATACTAAAAACGACCTAAATATTACAGCAGACAGAGATATTAATATGAAAGCCGGTAGAAATATAAATTTAATTGCCGGAGAAAAAATGCACACGGAAACGGGTGCAGACTGGTTAGTGTCTGTAGGTGCAGACAGCAAATTAACAGTTAGCGGACAGAGCAATATCAGTGCCGGCGGCAACCATGTTGAAACAGCCAGCCAAATTCATATGAACGGCCCTGCGGCATCGACCTGCGGATCGGCTAGTGCGCCCAAGCGAATTCCACA